TGCTGATACAGGATCAAAAGATCTTACAGTTAAATATGCTCAAAACTTAGGGATAAATGTAATACAAATTGCAGTTAAACCTTGGCGGTTTGATGATGCTAGAAATGCTGCCTTAGCCGCGCTTCCTATTGACATAGATTACTGCATAGCTTTAGATATGGATGAAGAACTACAAACTGGTTGGCGCCACGAACTTGAATTAGTAAAACCTGAAGTTACAAGACCAAGATATAAATACACTTGGTCATGGAATCCTGACGGATCTGCTGGTTTAACTTATGGTGGAGACAAGATCCATTCTAGGAAAAATTATAGGTGGAAACATCCTGTACATGAAGTTTTAACTTGCACAACTAATGAAGTACAAGCATGGACAAAGTTAGAAATACATCATCATCCAGATGAGGCTAAATCTAGAGGTCAATACTTTAATTTGCTTGCTCAATCTGTTATAGAAGATCCAACAGACGATCGAAACTGTTTCTATAATGCTAGAGAATTGTTTTTTCATAATAAGTGGACAGAAGCAATTAAAGAGTTCAAACGTCACCTAAGTCTTCCAAAAGCTCAGTGGAAACCAGAACGAGCAGCATCAATGAGATACCTTGCTAAAATGGAAGAATCAGAAAGAGAATCTTGGTTGTTAAAAGCAATTGCAGAATCTCCTAATAGCCGAGAACCTAGAGTTGATCTTGCTCAGTATTACTATTCAAAAAATCTTTGGTTAGACTGTTACGCACATGCTCATGCTGCTCTACGAATCATAGAACAACCACTTGAATATCTAGTAGAATCAGATGCTTGGGGATACTTGCCTCATGATCTTATTGCAATCTCATGCTACAATATGGACAAACTAGAAGAAGCAAAAGAACACGGTGAGAAAGCTGTAGAACTAGCACCATGGATCGACAGACTTAAGCAAAATGTTATTTACTATAAAAAAGCACTCGTCATGAAAGGCAACTAAATGAGTCTATCAAATAGACTGCGCAAAACAGGAGAGAAACGGAATAATAACCAATTCTTGGAACCGTTTTTGCCTGGTCGTGCTTTGTATGCAACTCCAGCTGGAGTGGAAGTAAACTCTGATACTGCAATTAGAATGTCAACTGTTTATGCTTGCGTACGTCTATTAGGTGACACTATTAGTTCTCTTCCACTATCTGCTTATGTCCGTCGTGGTCGTTCTAGAATAAATTATGCCTCTGTTTATGGAGAATTACCTAAGTGGATTAACAATCCAAATCCTGACTCAACTCGTTTAGAGTTTTACGAACAAGTAATTTCATCTTTAAACCTTCATGGTAATGCATTCATTCTAACCGTACGTGACGATATGGGCGACGTTCAAGAACTGTACTGCATAAACCCACTCCAAGTTCGTATACGTCGTCCTGATCCTATGGGTGAGATTGAGTACATAGTTACAATTGGTCAGAATGCGCAAGATCCTGTAAATCAATTCTATGACAATCTACAACCTTTTGATCCAATGTCAACAAAAACTATGGTCCTGACAAAGAATGAAATGTTGCACATTCCTATGTTTAGACTACCTGGTCAGTTACTTGGACTTGGTCCCATTGCAGCCGCTCGTGTAACTTTAGGATCAGCTATGGCTGCAGAAGTTTATGCAGCAAGTTACTTTGGAAACGCAGCAAATCCTGGGGGAGTTATTGAATCACCAGGTGAAATGACTGAAGAACAAGCAGCTGATATTGCACGAAACTGGAACATGTCACATACAGGACCTTATCGTGCTGGAAAACTTGGCATTCTAACTAGTGGTGCAACATTCAAGCCACTTACTCTTAATGCTGCAGATGCACAACTTCTAGAAGTACGTAGATTTGGCGTAGAAGAAATTGCTAGACTATTCCGTGTACCTGTATCTTTGCTTGGTCACCCAGTTGCTGGCGCAATGTCATTTGCATCTGTTGAAGCTCAGAACTTGTCATTTGTTCAGCATTCTTTACGTCCTTTGCTTGAAAGACTAGAACAAGCACTTTCACCATTACTTCCTGAACCAGACGGATTTATTAAGTTTAACCTCGATGCGTTACTACGTGGAACAACACTAGAACGCTATGATGCCTATACAAAAGGTTTGCGTGAAGGCTTTTTAAGTCTCAATGATGTCCGTTACGTAGAAGATCTTGCACCTCTTGGAGAGTCTGGAGATCAATACCGAGTTCCACTGCAAAATATTGATGCAGCAGACGCAAAAGATGTTGGCCTAAACCTACGTGCCGACATTGCAGCCAAGTTAATACAAGTAGGTTTTGATCCAAAATCTGTAATTGAAGCTGTTGGTTTACCTGATATGAATCATACAGGTTTGCCTTCAAATCAGTTGCAACCAATTTCAACAATTGATCCAACGGATCCCAAAGCGGCATACGAGGTCGAGTAGTGTTGAATGAAGAGAAAGACTCAAGGAGCAAAATGAAAAAAATCGAACGACGCACATATACTGTGCAAGATGTTGAAACTCGGGCAGATGACGATGGAAAGCTACGCTTGTCAGGATATGCAGCAAAGTTTGATAGTCCTAGCGTTCCACTACCATTTGTTGAAACAATTGCTAGAGGTGCATTTAGAAAAACACTAACAGAAATACCTGATGTCCGATTACTAGTTAATCATGAGGGACTTCCATTGGCTCGTACTAAAAATGGTACAATGACACTAACTGAAGATGAAGTCGGACTAAGATTTGATGCTGAATTAGCAAATACTCAAGAAGCAAGAGACTTGCATGCTCTTATTGCCAGAGGCGATGTAGATCAAATGAGTTTTGCTTTTCGTGTAATTAGACAAAAGTGGAACGAAGACCGTACGATGCGTGTTTTAACAGAAGTATCATTAGCTGATGGAGATGTTTCAGTAGTTACGTATCCAGCTTACCCAGCCACTTCAGTTGAAGCTCGTGAACATCTAAAAAATGCTATCACAGCTGTCAAAGAAGGAAGAGAAGTATCTGGAGACTCTCTCTTAGTTCTAAAAACTATTTTTGAAGACCTAAGCGAAGGTCATGACTATGTAATGAAGTCAGTAGAACTAATGGCTCAACTACTAGGAAATCAAGAAGTAGTTGTAGAAGATGAAATTGAAGATTCTAATTATATGGAAGACGAAGAAGATAAAAACTTAATTGAAGAAGTTTCTGTACCAAGATCTATATCTCTTCGTCTAGCGAAAGCAATCGTTAATAATACAAAATAATATTCTGTAGGTAAATTGCTTACAGATACCGAAGTCGGAGCGAGACTCACACCCGAAAAGCGCCGTGATGCTTATCGCCACCACCTCGACCAAACTCATAAGGAGCAGAATACAATGTCATACCTTGACAAAGTAATCGAGCGCCGTGATGCAGTTAAGGCAGAAATGGATACAGTTCTAGAAGCAGTTGCTGCTGAAGAACGTACCGACCTTACTGCAGAGGAGACCGAGAAGGTTGACGCTCTTGTAGAAGAGTCACGTTCACTCGATGCAAAGATCGAAAAGCTAAAGACACAGGCTGATGCAGATGCTAAAGCTGCAGAAATGCGTTCAGCAGTTGCACCAGTTGCAACTCCAGTAGGTGGCGCTCGCGTTATCTCTGAAGCACGTACATATTCACCAGAAGCAGAAGCATCATTCGTGAAGGATGCGTACAACGCACAATTCAAGAACGATTACGCTGCATCTGAGCGTCTTGCACGCCACATGCGTGAAGAAAAAATCGAAAACCGCGCAGTTGCCACTGGCAACTTCGATGGTCTTGTAGTACCACAGTACCTAACAGATCTAGCTGCACCATTTGCACGTGCTGGTCGTCCATTCTTGGATGCTGCCACAAACAAGCATGCACTTCCTGCAAGCGGAATGACACTGAACATCAGCCGCATGACAACAGGTACAACAACTGCAATCCAGGCAACAGAAAACGCTTCAGTATCTAACACAGATGCTGATGACACACTATTGACTATCAATGTGCGTACAGTTGCAGGTCAGCAGGACATTTCACGCCAAGCAATCGAGCGCGGTACAGGAATTGATCAGTTCATTCTTGCAGACCTCATTCGTTCATGGCACACAACTCTTGATAACCAATGCCTAAACGGTGCTGGTACATCAGGAACAGTTCTTGGTCTTGATGCTTCAGGTGGAAACGCAATCACATATACATCTGCATCTCCAACAGTAGCGCTTCTTTACCCAAAGCTAGCTGACGCTGTACAACAGATCCAGACAACTGCATTCCAGCAACCAACACACTGGATCATGCACCCACGCCGCTTAGCATATCTAATTGCTGCAGTGGATTCATCTAACCGTCCACTTGTTGTTCCAACAGCTGGTGGTCCAATGAACACAATCGCATCTGGCGCAGGAGCAGTATCATATGGTAACTCAGGTTACTCATTGATGGGTCTTCCAATCATCACAGATGCTAACGTTGTTACAAACGCAGGTGCTGGTACAAACCAGGACAAGATTTACTGCGTTGCTGCACCTGAAATGCACCTTTGGGAGCAACCAGGATCACCATTTGCATTGAACTTTGATGCAACTAGTGCTGGCAGTTTGACAATTAAGTCTGTTGTTTACGGCTACGCAGCCTTCTCAGCAGGTCGTTACCCAGGAGCTGCCTCGATTATCTCAGGCACAGGTTTGGTAGCGCCAACTTTCTAAGCAAAGCTTAGAACAATAGTGTGAGACCGGTAAGACTCCCCCGACTTACCGGTCTCACACCTTAAAACGGGGTAAATATGAAACTTAAATTATTTAAGAAAAAGCAAACAGCAACGGCTTTGCCCGATTTAGAACGAGCAATGCAGCCTAAATCAGAGAAAAGGATAACGCATGGCACTAACAAACGCCTATTGCACCCTGTCGGATGTCAAGAATGCTCTTGCAATCGAGGACATCAATGATGATCTAGCTATTGAAGCCGCTATTGCTGCTGCATGTAGAATGATTGATGACTATACTGGTAGATTTTTTTACAAAGATGGCACAACTGCCGCACCTGTAGTTCGTTATTACACACCAAATGACTGGTGGATCTGTAACCTTGATGATTTTATTTCAATCAACGAAATTGCAACAGATGAAAACTTTGACCGTAGTTATACAACAGTTTGGTCTGCAACAGATTACATGGTAGAACCAATTAACAATCCACGTAGAGGTTGGCCTTATACACGAATTTTAGCTGTTGACCGATATCTTTTCCCTCGTTTATATCCTCAGACTGTAAAAGTCACAGGAGTATGGGGATGGTCTGCTATACCTTCAGAGATCAATTTAGCTGCACGTTTACAAGCATCTAGACTATTTATCCGTAAACAATCACCATTTGGAGTTGCTGGTTCCGTTGATATGGGAACGGTAAGATTAACTTCTAGACTTGATCCTGACGTTGAAGCATTGATTCGTCCACTAAAGAAACTAAATGGAGTTGCTTACTAATGCAACCAAGCAAAGTCCGAGATGGATTAAAAGCCAATCTTCAGTCAATTGAAGGTCTTAGAGTTTATGATCTTGTTCCTGATGTGATAGTTCCACCGTGTGCAATCATTGGTCAATTAGATCTTGTATTTGATTTGAATAATGCTAGAGGTTTGGACTCTGCAAGTGTAGATGTAATGGTTATTGTCCAAAGATTCTCAGAGCGAACAGGTCAAGATAAACTTGACAAATATCTTTCTGGTTCAGGTGATTATTCAATAAAAGCAGCGATTGAATCAGATCGTACTCTCGGTGGAGTTGTTGATACACTTAGAGTTACCGCGGCTCAATCAGGAGTTTACCAAACAGCTGATGTTGAATATCTATCATACCGCTATCAGGTAACAATATATGGAGATGGAGAATAATGTCATACACAGTAAAATCCGATAATTTTGAACTCGGAAATAAGAAAAAAGGTGACCAAGTCACTGAAAAAGAATTGCTTGATGCAGGTTGTAACCCTGAAGCACTAGTTAAGGGTGAACACTTATCAAGTAATACACCAATCAAACCAGCAACAGAAAAAGGAGCGGACGAATAATGGCCCGTTTAGTTCTTACCAACGCATACATCACTATTAACGCAGTTAATCTTTCAGATCATATTGCTAGCATTACACTAACCAAAACTGACGATGTTGTTGAAACAAAAGCTTTTGGTACAACGGCTCGAACACGAGTTGCTGGACTTGCTGATAACTCAATTGCATTAGAGTTCCATCAGGATTATGCAGCGGCTTCCGTTGAAGCAACAATTAACGCAGCTGGAGCTTCTCTTGTTGGTACAACAACAGCAGTAGTTGTTAAGCCAAATGGCGCAACAACTTCAGCTACAAATCCTGCTTATAGTTTTAATGCACTTGTTTCAGAGTGGACTCCACTTAATGGTGCAGTTGGCGAACTAGCAACAACTTCGGTCACTTGGCCGATTGATGGAGCAATCACAAAGGCGGTTTCATAGTGGCACGTATTGTTTTAACTAACGTTGCTGTCACTTTTGGTGTAACAGACATTTCATCTTATGTGACTTCTGTGACTCTAGGATCAACTTATGACGTAGTCGAAACAACTGCATTTGGTAACACAGCTCGCACGCGAGTTGCCGGTTTAGCCGATAATAGTGTTTCCTTTGAGTTCAATCAAGACTACGCAGCAAGCGCATTAGAATCAGTTATTTATCCAACTCTTGGTACAGCAGTTTCAATTACTGTTCGTCCAGTAGCTGGTAGTTCGCCTGCATACTCATTCAGTGCTTTAGTTTCAGAATGGACTCCTTTGAATGGAGCTGTTGGAGAACTTGCTACTGCATCAGTTACTTGGCCAATTAGTGGTACAATCACCAAATCCTAATCTAACAAGGGGGAAATCATGGACGGTCTTGGAATCAAAGTAAAGACAATCGAAGGCAACGAGACAACTTATAAGTTAACTCCACGCGTCATTGTTGCATTTGAACAGCAATATGGCAAAGGAATGCCTAAATTGCTCGGAGAAGAACAAAAAATCGAACATGTTTATTGGTTAGCATGGAAGTGTATGCAATCGAATGGCGTCATTGTTAAACCATTTGGTCCTGAATTCTTAGACACAATTGAGTCTGCTGAATTGGATTCAGATGATTCTTTCGGATCCACCGAGAC